ACTAAAAAGTCTATCAAAGCATCTGGGGTGTATTCCCTCTGGTATTGTGTACAACGTTTAGTCCCTTTGATGTTACCCGCAATTGATCGTGTAGGTATAGCCGTGTTTTTTGGTGGTAGTGGTGGTAATTGGTCGCGTGTTATCCCTACGATATACAGTAGCGTTTTCTTTGGGGCTACGTGTCCGAAGTCGTACTGATCAATTTCGAGGGTAAAACCTCCATGCTCGTCTGTCTCGTTTCCTGTTGGTAGGTTTTGCTCCTTCCACAGTTTAGAACCCTTTGGGTGCTCTAACACACCGCCATATGTGCGAACAACTCCCAAAGCATACAGGGCTAAATCTTTCTCTCCCGGTCGTGGGTTCGCCATGTGAGACAGCCTACCCCACGCTCTGCAGGGAGGGTGTGCGATAACCGGGACCCCTCCTTTAAACGTGTATGCGTTTCTGTCCGCATCGTAAACGTCTAACCCTTGATGCTTTTTGTAGGCGCTATCACGCCTCGCAAACAATACAGCGATCATGCTTCGTTCTCCTCGAACATTGATGCCCACTCTTCGGGCGTTGTACCAGTCAAAATAAACTCTCGCTGCTCAGGGGTCAGCATGTAGAACACATCCTGAATCATGAGACCCTCAGCCTTCCAGCGGTTGTGCAGGATACCGTAGACCCGCTCAGTCAGCGGTAGGGTCATGGTGTGGGGTTTCCCTGTAAGGCGGGACACCTTGAATAATTCCATCATTTTTTTTCTTCCTTTGATTCAAGCCAGTCAGCGACCAGCGCCAAGATACCGAACAGCCCTGACACGCAGGACACGAACAGGACCATGATAATAACATCGTCTAGGGTCATGCTGCGTTCTCCTTCAGAATGAGCTTGTCCTCTTCCACAGTGAACGCATCATTGTACGTGATCAGCCCTACGTCCAGCAGGGCGCGCTTGTAGCCGAAATACTCCCCTCTGGCTTCGTCTACGGCATCGCCCATCATGTCCACGCCTTCCAGTACTGCCAAGTGGTTCACCTGATACTTGAACCATAGTCCACGCAGGCGCTTTAGTGCTTTTTCTTTGGTCATTGCATGTTCTCCTTCAGTGCCTCTAAATCGGCTGTTACTTGTTCCAAAACCTTCTCACGTGAACCCTTGTACCCCATGGACTTAAGGACTGCATAGCAGGTCCGTCCACGGGTTACACGCAAGCCCCTAATCTCGCTCTTGAGACCGACCTTCAGGGTCGCCAGTCGATACCCTTCGATTTGCTGCGGTGTGTCTAAAATCATGGTTCATGCTCCTTAAAAAAGTCGAATTACAAGGTCTGCGACTACACATAGCACACAGATCACCAAGTAGCCGTAAAAAAATGTTTGGGGGTTCATGATCAACTCTCCTTCACTCGTTGAATACCTAGTATATGGTTCTTTTTACCTGCTGTCCAGTCCTGCACTTCACCATTGACCAGTGCGAACACGTGACCCCTAGTGTAGACCAGATACCGACCCTGTGGGTATGCTTTGCCGATGGTCTTGGGTGTGTACTTGGACCCGTTGGGTTTCCTAATGATTAGGTACTTCTGTGGCTCCTTCCCTAGGCTTTTTACTGCCTTCCTGATCTGCTCATGGAATGCCCCTCTGCGTGGTTTCCTGCCTGCTGCACGCATGGCAACATGTGCAAGGTCGTAGTCAACCCTGCAGGTCAAAGCCACCGCGATAACTGAGCAGTCCCCATGCTCGTTGTAATCGGCTCGGCGTAAGATACAGTGCTCCAATGGTGTCATGCTGTGTGCTCCTTCCTGTTTTTGTACCGTACGATTCTAAAGATACCAGTGGGCAACATCTCCCCATGTTCAAAAAACATGCTGTCAATGTGTCGCTCCATGCCCAGTGTGGCAGCCTGAAGGCTCTCGTAATTCTGTGGGTGCAACCTGTGCCACCCGTGCAGGGTCCGTGTCTGTATGTAATAGGTCCGTGGTTCCATGCTGTGTGCTCCTATCGTAAAACGTGCATTGTAGCCCGCTGCCCATCACTGTGCAGTGCTGCGACCCTGTGCTGGTCCGTGATCGGCTGTTCTGTGTCTTTGAACACGAACGAGTCGAACCTGTAGGGGTTGTAAGTGACCTGCTTACCTGCGCCCTGTGTGATGCCCACAAGGTCACGGGCTTTGGCAGGGTCCATGTCGTCACACCAATGCCCCACGACCCCAGCATGGACGTTCTTACGCTGCTCCTGCAGGACCCGCTGCCGACCTGCCTGCGAGACCTTAAACACAGGACCGTGCAGGATGACGTTATCTTGGTGGGCTACAACGCGACCCTTCCGTGACCCTTCGAGGGCTTTGACGCTGAAGCACTTTTTATGCAGGTTGAAATAGACAAATACCTTCATGATGTGCTCTCCTTAGTGCATAGGGTAGACAATAACTTGGACCTGCTTGTCAGCGCAGGCTGTGCAGGCACCACACTTGGCATTGCCTGCGACCGCAGGGCACACCTTCGCGTTGATACCTTGTGCCCGCAGGTCACGGACGAAGGTGATCGCCTGTGCACTGTGTGCCCGCTTGTTTTTGCCACGAGCCAGCTTGTCGCCTTTGACAGCACACGATGCCACATGCCCTGCCTGCAGGACCTTGTGCAGGTTCTCTGTCTTGGTCGCGACTGAAACCCTAGGCGTAAACCCTGCGACCTTCAGCATGTCAGCTTTGGCGATTGTCTCTGTGGGGAAATGCACACGTGTGTGGTCCAAGGCTGCACCAAGGGTCCGAAGGTGCTTGAAGTCCTGCAGGGTTAGATCAGCGGGAGCAGGTATAGACCCGAAGGCTGCGAAACGGACCCACGGAGCCCGCTGCAGTTTACCGATAGCCTTAGGTTCTACCAATGCCTGCAGGTATTCGCTGATGTTCTCCTGCTTGCGTTCTAGATTGATCGTAATGCTTGGTTTCATCGCTTCAGTGGTGATCGCGTAGCAGCCGTTCCCCTTAAGTGGGCATGAGTCATCACAGTGCCTGCCACCTGATGTGGTGAAGTTAACAGTGGCGCTGCCTGCAACCCCTTTGCCATAAGTTCCGATGAGTGTTCCGAAGTTCATGATGTGTGCTCCTTAGATGTCGTGCTTTTCAGTGTAGATGTCGTCACGGACCTGCCCTGCGATCTCAGGGAAAGACCCCATAAGGTGGCGCAGGGTGCAGTCTAGATACGGGTCTAGGGTTCCCTGATCGTGCAGGGTCAGTAGGTCAAAGATCGTGCAATAGATCGTGGTGTGCTGGTCTTCGTTCATGATGTGTGCTCCTTAGATTGTTTTGACGCTGAATTTATGAATGCCGCCCTTTGGACCTAGGATGATCGTCACGAACACCAAGCGTTCGTAAGACTCCTTACTCTCAAGGTTCGACCCAAAGATAATGACGCTGCCCTCGAAGTCGTCAGCACTGAAGGCCATGCCATCACTTACCAGCCCTTTGGACTTCCAAGACAGCCACTTAGTAGATGTCAGTGTCTGTGCTTTCCTGATCTGTTTTGCATTCATGTGGATATCTCCTGATTCAAAGGCTGCGACATGCTGCCTGTGGTTTACAACATGCACACATCGTGCCAACTTGAGAATACCTAAGTATTGAAGACCTAAGTACTACTATTCTACTTATATAACCACTTGCTTATGCTTCGTTATGGTGCATAAATCCCCACATTGGTGCACTAATGAACCACAATGGTGCAAACTGTGGATAACTCGTAATGCTGGGTTGCCTGTGGATAACTTGTGTGGTCTTATGGGGTCTTGAGGGGTCTTGAGGGTCCTACAGTGCCCCTCATGTTTTCCCTGTGCAGCCAGCCCCTAGTGTATCCTTTGGACAACATGTGTATATAACCATGAATGAATATAACCATATAACCATATGTGTTCATAAGTATATAAGTATATAACCATATATGAATATAAGCATGTACTGATGTACCCCCGGGGAGGGGACCAGGGAGTTGTGATTTTACTGGTACCCGCCCAGATACAAAAAAGTAGGAAATTAGACTCCTTAAGTCCCCTTTAGTCCCCTTAAGTCCCTTATGACTACCCAATAAACTAAAGTAATTCCTATATTACTGTAAGTTATGTAGACTATTGTTTTCCAAAGGTAAACTGTGGATAACCTGTGGATAACTAAAGAATAATTAGGGACAGATCAGAAATCACTTGACAAAATGGATTTTTTGTGCTATAATAATAAGTATATAAAGAAATAAACACGAGAAGAACCATACAAGACCATAGTGATGAACATTTTGGTTATAATTTAAAGAACACTAACCAAAGTATGCAAACTCGTGTATAGCCTTAGGAGTTCCTAAGATAACTATGGAGACTTTATGTCTGAAGAAAAAAGAAAAGTTGGAAGACCCCCTAAGAGTGAGTTGTCTTCTAACATTAAACGAAATGCTGTAGGTCGCCCCAAAGGTGATGCTGCGATTATCAATGAATATAAAGCTAGGATGTTGTCTAGTCCTAAGTCAAGGAAGGTCTTAGATGCCATCTTTGATGCGGCCCTAGATAACGAACATAAGAACCAAGCAGCAGCATGGAAATTGATTGTCGACCGAATAGTACTTGTGTCTTCCTTTGAGCAGGATGTTATTAAGCAAGCTGGTAGGTCTGCTATTCAGATCAATATCACAGGCCTTGGGGCAAGCGTAAGTGAGCCTGAGACCATTGATGAAGTAACTGATGTAGAGGTAAAAGATGAGTGATCTACAGATTAAGTTACTTCCTTGGCAACAGGAGGTCTGGAATGACGATCATCGGTTCAAGGTCGTAGCTGCTGGTCGTCGTACTGGTAAGTCTCGCCTAGCTGCTTATTTGCTTATTGTGAACGCCCTACAGACAGATAAGGGGCATGTCTTCTATGTCGCTCCGACACAAGGACAGGCTCGAGATATTATGTGGCAAACGCTGCTTGAGGTTGGTCATCCGGTCATCTCAGGTAGTCATATTAACAACTTACAGGTGAAACTTGTCAATGGTGCTACCATATCCCTCAAGGGAGCCGATAGACCTGAGACAATGCGTGGTGTGTCTTTGAAGTTCTTGGTCATGGACGAATACGCAGACATGAAGCCAGAGGTCTGGGAACAGATTCTCCGGCCTGCTCTGGCTGACCAGAAGGGGTCTGCGTTATTCATTGGAACCCCTATGGGGAGGAATCATTTCTATGAGCTATATCAACATGGACTACGTGGTGATGATCCAACATTTAAGTCCTTCCATTTCACTTCTTTTGATAATCCTCTTCTAGACCCTAATGAAATTGAAGCAGCTAAAAAGAGCATGTCCTCATTCAGCTTCCGGCAGGAATTTATGGCTTCCTTTGAAGCAGCCGGTGGTGAGTTGTTCAAAGAACAGTGGATTAAGTTTGAAGAGGACGAACCCGATGATGGAGACTATTATATTGCGATTGACCTTGCTGGCTTCGAGGACGAAGGAGCTATTGGTGTCAAGAACAAAAGACTGGATAACACGGCTATTTCTGTTGTAAAAGCCGGAGACAAGGGTTGGTACGTCAAAGAGATTATCTATGGTCGCTGGGACGTAAAGAAGACAGCCAAGAAGATATTTGATGCAGTGCAGAAGTACGAGCCAAATGCTGTGGGGATCGAGAAGGGTATTGCTCGTCAAGCTGTTATGCCTTATCTTTCTGACATCATGCGCCGGACACAGACTTTCTTTAGAGTCGATGAGTTGTCCCATGGTAACAAAAAGAAAACAGACCGAGTTGTCTGGGCACTGCAGGGTCGTTTTGAGAATGGCTATATAACGTTAAACAAGGGAGAATGGAATAATGAGTTCTTGGACCAGTTGTTCCAGTTCCCCAATAAGTTGGTACACGATGACTTGGTAGACTCGTTGTCGTATATCGAGCAACTGGCAAAGGTGTCTTACGTTGCTGATTTTGAAGAAGACGATTGGGAACCACTAGACGCCGTAGCAGGCTGGTAAAGGAAAAACATGGAAAATTACGAAAAGAACTTCCCCGATCAAAAGATCGAACACTGGGTTATGGACAAGGCTGAACGCTGGCGTGACCACTATGATAACAACTATAAAGAAAAGTTCGATGAATACTATCGTATCTGGCGTGGTCAGTGGGCTGCTGAGGATAAGACCAGAGAATCAGAGCGTTCTCGTCTTATTTCTCCAGCACTCCAGCAGGCAGTCGAGAGCGCGGTAGCGGAGGTCGAGGAGGCTACTTTTGGTCGTGGCAAGTGGTTTGACATCCATGATGACCGTAACGACAAACAAAAGGCTGACATTGAGTATCTTAAGAACCAACTAGACGAGGACTTTAAGTTTACTAAGACTCGTCGTGCTGTAGCAGAATGTCTTATTAACTCTGCAGTCTTTGGCACTGGGTGTGCTGAGTTGGTGATGGAAGAAGTCAAGGAGATGAAGCCAGCTACCCAGCCAATCATGGATGGTGCTATGCAGGCTGTGGGTGTAAACATAGCAGACCGTGTGGTTGTTAAGCTACGTCCTATCCTACCACAGAACTTCTTGATTGACCCTGTAGCTACTTCCATTGACGAAGCCTTAGGTGTTATCATTGATGAGTTTGTTCCTAAGCACCAAGTGCTCCAAGGTATTGACTCTGGTATATACAATGATGTTGAAATTGAAGATGCTGACACAGATACAGACCTAGAGGCAGACAAAGAACTGACAGCCTACGATGATGACAAAGTTCGTCTGACACGTTACTATGGTTTGGTACCTAAGCACCTGTTTGTTGATGCCACAACCGAAGAAGACGAAGACGAGATGTCTGACTTAGAGGAAAAAGATGATTCTGAGGCAGAAGCTGGTTTTGTTGAGGCTATTATTGTCATTGCGAACGGTGGAACGCTTCTTAAGATCGAAGAAAACCCCTACATGATGCAGGATCGCCCAGTTGTGGCTTTCCCATGGGACGTAGTTCCCTCTCGTTTCTGGGGTCGTGGTATCTGTGAGAAGGGCTATAACAGCCAGAAAGCCCTTGATGCTGAGTTACGTGCTCGTATTGATGCGTTAGCCTTGACTGTGCACCCCATGATGGCTATGGACGCCTCACGGATGCCTCGTGGTGCCAAGCTGGAGATTCGTCCCGGTAAGACAATCCTCACAAACGGCAACCCAGCAGAGATTCTCCAGCCATTTAAGTTCGGTCAGTTGGACCAAGTAACCTTTGCACAAGCCGGAGAGCTGCAAAAGATGGTCCAAATGGCTACTGGTGCGGTGGATGCAGCTGGTATTCCCGGCAGTATTAACGGAGAAGCCGCTGCAGGGGCTGTAAGTATGTCCTTAGGCGCTATTATCAAGCGCCATAAGCGTACTTTGATCAACTTCCAAGAGTCTTTCTTGATTCCTATGATCGAAAAGACTGCTTGGCGTTATATGCAGTTTGATCCAGACAACTATCCTGTTGCAGACTACAAATTTGTCCCCTCTAGCTCCTTAGGCGTCATTGCCCGTGAGTATGAAGTCGGTCAGTTGGTTCAATTGCTCCAGACGGTAGGTCAGGATAACCCTGTGTACCCAATGTTGATCTCTGCAGTTGTGGATAACATGGGCCTAAGCAACCGTGAAGAGCTTATTGCACAAATGCAACAGGCAGCCCAACCAAACCCTGAAGCACAGCAGATGCAACAGATGCAAATGCAGATGCAAATGCAGACTGCCCAGCTTCAGCTGCAGCTTTTGGAGGCTCAGGTGGCTGAGACACAGGCTAAGGCTCAAAAGTACGCCATAGAGGCTCAATTGGAGCCTGAAGTGGTTAAAGCCAAGATGGCAGCAGCCCTGTCTACTAACCTCCAAGAGGGTAATGCAGACGATTCTGAGTTTGCCAAGAGAGCTAAGATTGCTGAACTAATGCTCAAGGAGCGGGACATTGTTAGTAATGAACGTATTGCAACTTTACAAATGATGAACAAAAAAGCTTGACATTTTAGTAAATTTATGGTATAATATTATTAAGGATCTCTCCTAATACGAAAGGATAAAGAGATGGATCAAGAGTTACAAAAGTATTACGATAATTTACTACACTTGTTTACTCAAGATGGGTGGAAAGATTTCATTGAGGACATCAAAGGAAACGCTGATGTTCTTGGTGACATTCTAACCATCACAGATGAGAAACAATTGTGGTATAGGCGCGGACAACTTGAAGCTGTTAACCGTATTCTGTCATACGAGTCTACTATTAAAAATAGTTACGAGGATACAGTAAATGGCTAAACGGATATTTGAGTTTGTTTGCGAAGATGGTCACTTATTTGACAAGCTAGTGGACTCGGAGCTACGAGCAACCCCATGCAAAATATGTGACAAAACAGCTGAGAGAATCATAAGCACGCCAATGGTCAAACTTGAGGGCGTGACTGGCGACTTTCCCGGGGCAGCAATGCAGTGGGAACGAAAACGTGCTGAGAAACTCAAAGCTGAACGAAAGAGTGCCGCTGAATAAGCACAAGCACCTGTTTTTTTCCACAATGCTTTTACAGCACGGAGTACAATATGGCAACATTTATTGATGAAGACGAGAATACATCTCAAGCAACTGAGGACGATCAATTCGACACCCTCGATAGTGAAACTGAAGATTCTATAGAAGAACAACCTGAGGTTTCTGAAGAAGAAGAAGACGACATTCCTGAAAAGTATCGTGGCAAGTCTGTTAAAGACATTGTCAGGATGCACCAAGAGGCTGAAAGAGCCATGGGTAAACAAGGGAGTGAAGTTGGTGAGCTTCGACGATTAGTAGATGATTATATTCGCGCCCAAACCATCTCACAACAAGCCCCTAAAGTCGAAGAAGAAGAAATTGACTTCTTTGAAAACCCTGATGCAGCTATCCAAAAAGCTATTGAGAAGCATCCTAAGGTTCGTCAAGCTGAAGAGCTAGCGACCCGAATGAAACGTGCAGAAGCCCTGAATAACCTTAAGGCTACTCACCCTGATTTTAACGACATCGTCCAAGACGGTTCGTTCCAAGAGTGGGTGATGAACAGTAAGGTTAGGCAAGAGCTGTATGCCCGTGCTGATCGACACTTTGATTTTGATGCTGCCAGTGAATTGTTATCTACATGGAAAGAACGAAAGAATGTAGTCCAACAAGCCGCTGATGTTGAGAAACTATCTCGCAAGCAAGCAATAAAAGCTGCTAGCACAGGTAGTACCAAAGGCACAGGGGAAAGTTCAAAGAAGACATATCGACGCTCCGACATAATTGAACTCATGCGGCGAGACCCTGAGCGTTACCAAGCTCTTTCTGATGAAATCATGAAGGCTTACGCTGAAGGTCGAGTCAAGTAAAATCATTCTGAAAGGAAATTAAAATGGCACTCGGAAGCAATCACGTCACAAATACCACAGCAGCAACTTTTATCCCAGAGTTGTGGAGTGACGAAATTATCGCTGCTTACAAGCAGAACCTCGTTATGGCAAACCTCGTCTCTAAGATGTCCTTCAAGGGCAAAAAGGGCGACACCTTGCACATCCCCAAGCCAACTCGTGGCACCGCTGCTGCTAAGGCTGCATCTACGCAAGTCACCTTGCAAGCTGCAACTGAGACAGAAATCCAAGTCTTGGTTAACAAGCACTACGAGTACTCACGCTTGATCGAAGACATCACCGAAGCTCAAGCTTTGGCTTCACTACGTCAGTTCTACACTTCTGACGCTGGTTATGCCTTGGCAAAGCAAGTTGATACCGACTTGATCCAGCTGGGCCGTGGTGTTGGTGGTGGTTCAGGCACCGCAGCTTACAACAAAGCTGTTCTCGGCGGTGACGGTTCTACTTTGTATGTCGATGGCACCAACGTTGGTACCGCACTGACTGACGCAGGTATTCGTCGTGTTATCCAGACTCTGGATGATGCCGATGTACCTATGGACGGTCGTGTGATGGTTATTCCTCCGTCAGCACGTAACACCTTGATGGGTCTGTCTCGTTTCACCGAGCAAGCCTTTGTTGGTGAAGTCGGCGGTAGCAACACCATCCGCAACGGTCAGATTGGTGATGTGTATGGCGTTAAGGTTTACGTAACCACCAACGCTGACACAGCTACCACTAACACTACCCGTGTTGGTCTGATGTTCCACAAGGACGCTTTTGTGTTGGCAGAGCAGATGGGCGTTCGCTCACAGACTCAGTACAAGCAAGAGTACTTGGGTACGTT